CTAATATGAAAAAAAACAAAAAACAAATGTCAGGAACTTATTCTTGTGAGAAAATCAAAGAAGTTAAGATGACAAAACCAAATGAATCTCAAAAAGACATGGTTCAAGGTCAAGGAAAAGTTCTAGCAGAGAAAAAAAGATCAGCAACTTGGTACTAATATGTTTCCGTGGGGACTTTTAGGCCAAGGTTTTAAGGCTGGACTAGAGATTTACAAAAATAAAAAAGCAGCTGATGTTGCAATGTCAGAGGCTAAACTCCTGCATATAGAAAAAATGAAGCGGGGAGAAATAGAATTTTCTGGAAAAATTACAGATGCCCAGAAAGGCGACTGGAAGGACGAATTTGTACTTTTAGTTTTGTCAAGTCCTCTGTTTTTGCTTGCATATTCTGTTTTTGCAGAAGATGAAAAGATGCAAGAGAAGATTGACTTGTATTTTCAAAAATTGCAAGAGATGCCCTGGTGGATTGTCGGATTATGGGCGTCAGTAGTCGCTGCAATTTACGGACTTAAGGCTACAGACATTATGAACATGAACAAAAAATAAGGAGAATGAAATGAAAAAGAAAAAAATACCTGCTGGTAAAAAAGGAAAAGGAATCAGAATGCTAAAAAAGAAAGCACCTGAAGTAGCAAAAAGAATGGGATATAAATATGGGAGTAAAAAATAATGCCTTCTAAAAAACCTGGCTTATGGGCCAACATTAACAGAAGAAAAAAATTAGGTATATCGAGACCTAAGTCTAAATCAACAATATCAAAGAAAGCTTATGCTAATATGAAAGCTGGCTTTCCTAAGAAAAAGAAAAAATAATATGGCCAAAGGTGTAAAACATTATTTTAAAAGTGGAAAAGAATACAAAGGAGCCACACATAAGGATGCCAAAGGTAGACTTATGTCTGGTAAAAAACACACAGCATCAAGTAAATATTTAGTTCATAAAAAACAACTAAAGAAGAAAAAATGATAGCAAAAAAAGGATATGGCAGAGCATTTCTGCAACGTGGAACACCTAAAATCTTTGATCAGTTAGAGATGAAGGTTCCTTATCCTAGAGGACAAGAAGTCCCAAGAACGGGGCTTAGATCAGGAAGTAAGTCTCCTGCGTGGCAAAGAAAAGAAGGTAAATCTAAATCAGGTGGATTAAATAGAAAAGGTATTGCATCTTACAGAAGAGCAAATCCTGGTTCTAAATTATCTATGGCTGTAACCACAAAACCTTCAAAACTAAAGAAAGGTAGCAAGGCTGCAAACAGAAGAAAATCATTTTGTGCCAGAATGTCTGGAATGAAAAAAAGATTAACTTCTGCTAAAACAGCAAGAGATCCTAACTCAAGAATCAATAAATCCTTGAGAAAATGGAACTGCTAAAACAATAGATGGATGATTTAATCCTAATACAAAAGATACAAAAAATGTTAAAAGAAAGTTACCAAAATGTTGGTGACGCCATGATTGCTGGAGGAGTTGACAACATGGAAAAATACAAGTATATGTTAGGTCAGGCACATGCCTACCAATATATTTCACAGGAAATCTCTAACCTGCTAAACAAGAAGGAGCAAAAAGAAGATGAACAATTCAGAGACCTCACAAACGTTGTCGAATTCGGACAACGAGATCCCGAAGCTTAAAAACGCTTTAGAGGAAAAATACAAATCAACAGAAACAAAAAGATTAGATCCAGAAAATATTCAAGGAGTCGTCGATGACTTACCTGAACCATCTGGTTGGAGACTTTTAGTTTTACCTTTTACACCAAAAGAAAAAACTAAAGGTGGATTAATTATTGCCCAAGAATCTTTAGACAAAGCAAGAATCGCAACTAACTGCGGTTATGTTTTAAAGATGGGGCCACTTGCATATATGGACAAAGATAAATTTGAAACTGGTCCTTGGTGCAAAAAAGGAGATTGGGTGATCTTTGCAAGATATGCAGGATCACGATTACCAATAGAAGGCGGAGAAATCCGTATTTTAAACGACGACGAAGTTTTAGGAACTATAAAAGATCCTGAAGCTGTGTTGCATTACATTTAACATAGGAGGAGACTATGCAAGAACAAGAAACACAAAATATGGTTGACATCGATACTACAGGTCCTGGTGCTGATATTGAGTTAGAAGATCAGAAACCTGAGAACGAAGTTGAAACTAAAGAAGACCCTAGCTCCGCGCCACAAGATTCTACTGACGAGACTGTAGAAGCGAGCGACGAGAAGCAAGAGACTAAACAGGAAGAAAAACCTGAACAGAAGAAAGAAGAATTAGAACAGTACAGTGAATCTGTACAAAGAAGAATTGCTAAACTAACTAAAAAATGGAGAGAAGCAGAACGTCAAAAAGACGAAGCAATAACTTTTGCTCAAATCCAAAAAGAACAAAGAGAAAAGTTAGAAAAAAAATATTCTTCAGTAGAACAAGCTGGTGTTAAAGACAGAGAAGAGCGAATAAAATCAGGTATGCAAGCAGCAGCCGCTAAACTAGCAGCAGCTAGAGAAGCGCAAGATTTTGCAGCTGAAATTGAAGCTCAAAAAGAAATAGCAAAACTAGGATATGAAGAAGCTAGACTTATAGAAGCCAAAGCAATGGCTGAAGAAGCAGTTAAATCTGCTCCAAGAGAGCAAGAAACGCCTAGAATCACGCCACAACGAACTGAAATGACAGATCCTAAAGCAGAGTCTTGGGGAGCTAAAAACAGATGGTTTGGCACTGATACTGCTATGACTTATACGGCTTTTGACATACATAAAAAGCTAACTGAGGAAGAAGGATATGATCCTTCAAGCGACGAATATTATGCAGAAGTTGATAAAAGAATAAGACTTGAATTTCCGCACAAATTTGATACAAGTTCAACTAAGGTTGAAAATAATACGACCAAACCGACACAAATAGTAGCTTCAGCGAAGCGAAGTGTAAAACCTGGTCGCAAAACCGTGAGACTCACCCCTTCTCAGGTTGCAATCGCTAAAAAATTAGGAGTGCCATTGGAAGAATATGCGAAACAATTAAAAATCACGAAGGAGGTATAAGCATATGGAAAATAAAACAGATAACAAAACTTCTCGTGCGAGTCAGTCAAGGGAAAAAAACAAAAGACCTACGACTTGGACTCCACCATCATCTTTAGATGCACCACCTGCGCCTGACGGATTCAGACACAGATGGATAAGAACTGAGGTATTAGGTTTTGACGATACAAAAAACATGTCAGGTAAATTTAGATCTGGCTGGGAACTCGTTAGAGCAGATGAATATCCAGACCATTCTTACCCTCAAGTGGCCGAAGGCAAGTACGCAGGAGTAATCGGAGTTGGCGGCCTTGTGCTGGCAAGGATACCAGAGGAGATCGCAAAAGCTCGACAAGCTTATTTTGCACAGCAAACTAAGGATCGAGATGATGCAGTTAACAACGATCTTATGAAGGAGCAGCATCCAAGTATGCCTATCAATAATGAGAGGCAGACTCGTGTAACTTTCGGTGGTACAAAGAAAAGTTAATTTTTTAACGATTCTCGGGTTAATCCCTACCATTGAATTAACATTAACCGTAAAACTATTTAATTAGTTTTACAAAAGGAGAAAAAATATGGCTAATAAAGACGCTGCTTTCGGATTGAAAGCAATCGGTAAAGTTGGTCAGAATAAAGACAATCAAGGTCTAAGTGAATATAGTATTGCAGCTTCTGCAACAGCTATATATCAAAACGATCCAGTGCAAATGTTAGCAACTGGAACTATTGGTGTAGCTGCAGCGGGGGACGTTTTATTAGGCTCACTTAACGGTGTCTTTTATACTGACTCTTCGAGCTCAAAACCTACATGGGAAAATCATTTAGCTGCATCTAACGCTGCAACAGACATCGTTGGATTCATTTCTGATGACCCTTATGAAAGGTTTGAAGTTCAAAGTGCTGGTACAGTTGCCCAAACAAACATTGGTAATTGTGCTGACATAGTATACGCAGCTGGTAGTTCACCAAACTTTGTTTCAAAAGTTGAAATTTCTGGAACAATGGCAAACACTGCTGCTCAATTAAAAATAATCGGAGTTTCAAAAGATCCTGATAATAGTGACTTAAGTTCGGCTAATCCGAATGTAGTTGTTACTATCAACGAACACTTCTTGAAACAAACGGCAGGCATATAATAGGATAGGAGAATAATATTATGGCAATATCACGATCACAACTAGTTAAAGAACTAGAGCCAGGATTGAATGCACTATTCGGCCTGGAGTACAAAAGATACGAAAATCAGCATGCTGAGATTTTCGACAGCGAGAATTCAGACAGAGCTTTTGAAGAAGAAGTAATGTTATCTGGATTCGCAAATGCTCAAGTTAAACCAGAAGGTTCTGGAGTAACTTTTGATAGCGCTCAAGAAACTTTCACTGCTAGATACACGCACGAGACAATTGCTCTTGCATTCTCAATCACTGAAGAAGCGATTGAAGATAACTTGTATGACAGATTATCATCTAGATATACAAAAGCATTAGCAAGATCTATGGCGAACACTAAGCAAGTAAAAGCTGCGAATGTATTAAACAATGCATTCAGCTCTAGCTACGCAGGTGGAGATGGAAAAGAGCTTTGTGCTACTGACCACCCAACTATAGCTGGAACTTTCTCAAATGAATTAGCAGTATCTGCTGACTTAAATGAGACATCTTTAGAGCAAGCGTTAATTGATATCGCTGCTTTCACAGATGAAAGAGGCTTAAAAGTAGCTGCTAAAGGAATGAAAATGATTATTCCTTCTGAGTTACAATTTACTGCTGAGAGACTGATGAAATCAGCTCAAAGAGTGGGAACAGCTGACAATGATACAAATGCTATCAGATCTATGGGGATGTTACCTCAAGGTTATGTAGTTAATAACTACTTAACTGATACTGATGCGTTCTTTATCAAAACAGATGTACCTAACGGTATGAAGTTGTTCGTAAGATCACCAATTAAAACAGCTATGGAAGGTGACTTCGATACTGGAAACGTTAGATACAAAGCTAGAGAAAGATACAGCTTCGGCTGGTCTGACCCTAGAGGTATCTTCGGTTCACCTGGTGCGTAATCACTAGATTAACGAAAAATAAATTAGGGCGATCCTTGTGGTCGCCCTTTTTTTATGGTAGAAAGAAAAACTCATGAAAACATTTACCGTACAGATTAGATCCAGAGGATA